CATCTTGGCCTGGAAAGGGCAAGAATGTCAATACTGGTAAGATGAGGCCTGGTAGAACAGGTGAATTCGATACCAAAGTGAAAAACAAAACCTTTACTTATGAAAAGAAGTAAATTCCCACTCCCACATGTAGTCCTAGAGGACAAGAAAGAAGTCTGGATTCGTTGCACCAGTGCCATCACTGCGATGGGTATTAGTGCAATGATGGATCGCCACTTCCCTGGCTACAAAGGACACATCGCATCAGAGTCTTACTTTGAGGAATTGAAAAAGACCAATTAGTAGACAGTCCAAAAAGTGTCCCACAGCCCCTTCCATGAAGGGGTTTTTCGTGTATTATAGATACATCGACAACAAACAAACATGCCTTTTGAACCCGTCCCCGTGACCACTGAAGACCTCACAACTTATCTTACTGACAACCATGGCGAGTCTGTTGGTGTCCCCGAACTGCTCGGTGCAGCCGACCACTTCAACTGTTCTCTTGCAACGGTAAAGAAACGTCTGAAGGGTCACAAAGCTGGTATTGGTAAGTGGAACCTTACTATTCAGGAGAAACTTGAGAAGAACTTCCAAGCTCCTTCTGCTCTCCCTGCCGTTGAACAGAACCTTATCCCCCAAAAAGATGATACCTTCGTCAAGTTTGGTAACTTTAACGATATTCGCAAAATTATTCAGTCCCGAATCTTTTATCCCACGTTCATTACGGGTCTTTCTGGTAACGGTAAAACGCTCTCCGTTGAACAAGCTTGTGCAACGTTGGGTAGGGAACTCATCCGCGTCAACATCACAGTAGAGACTGATGAAGACGATCTTATTGGTGGTTTCCGTCTTGTTAATGGTGAGACCGTCTGGCACAATGGCCCAGTCATTGAAGCACTGCAGCGAGGTGCCGTGTTGCTACTTGACGAAATCGATCTCGCCTCAAACAAAATCCTCTGCCTTCAATCTATCCTTGAAGGTAAGGGAGTTTTTCTCAAGAAGATTGGAAAGTTCATTACCCCAGCAGAAGGATTCCAAGTTTTTGCAACCGCAAATACTAAGGGTAAAGGATCCGAGGACGGGCGATTTATTGGAACTAACGTGCTTAACGAGGCGTTCCTAGAACGATTTGCCATCACCATGGAACAAGAGTATCCTAGCCCTTCAATCGAACAGAAGATCCTCATGGCTCTCTGTGAAGATGCCGACTTCTGCAAGCGTCTCGTAGACTGGGCAGACATCATCCGTAAGACCTTCTATGATGGTGGTATTGAGGAAGTGATTTCTACTCGTCGTCTTGTACACATCATCCGTGCCTTCTCTATCTGGAAAGATAAAGCAAAGGCCATTCAAGTTTGCATCAATCGTTTTGATGATGAAACCAAACAGTCCTTCTTGGAACTGTATGATAAGGTCGATGCAGATGTAAATTTTGACTCTGAAGAGAATGGATCTATGGAAACATTGGAAGGAAGCAGTATTTGATTCCTTTCCAGAACTGTACCACCATTCAACTTGGGCCGAGTGGGAGGGGAAAGGAACCTCTCTCACCGCCAAGGTGTATGGAACTGATAAAAAATGGTACATCAATAAGGCTAGGGAAGTTGAGATCTGGAATGAAAAATCCTGCATCTACAACAACATAATCTATCCTAGAACTGGCGAGAATCTACCATGCTTCGGTATGGATCTTATGGGATTCTTTGAGAAGAAAGTCATCATCGTTTTTGACTTTCAACATCCTGTAGAACATCATCTTGTTTCTATCCCAGAACTTCCAAAGTCCGAAGGAGATTATAGATTCTTTGAACCTGGCAATCATTTCTCAGAAAACATTTACATCGCTAAGTGTACATTTGATGAAGTTGATGAACATCTGGAAACTTTCAAAAAATACTTGACTGTTTACAGAGACATGTTAGAATCAAAGAAACCCAGCCAAAATCTCATGTACAAAACCTATCACGATTTTGACAAATACATGAGAGCCCTTGATCCTGTATCAGGTTATCTTAAGGGTCAATTTGGTGAAGAGAAGGCTGAATCATTAGTTGACGATTTCCTTTTCTGTTATGGTTAATTCTTGGTCACTACTTTATGACGTACTTAACGGTACACTTGATGATGAGTATCCTATTATGAGCAACAAAGAAAAGGACATCGAACATTCAAAACACTGGTACGATTACGATCGCAATGACCCTAATAGGGAGAATCCTTTCATTTACGAATCTCCTGATAAGGGTAAGACTGTTACTCGCCGCCGTATGAATGATCCTACAATGAAAAAAGAAGTAATCCAAGGTGATTATTTTGAAGGTCGAGATGAAAACGGACGTTATCATCCTGACAATCCCAATCAAGATTTTTGGAAAGAAGACACTTACATGACTGGTAATCCTGCTCCCGATACAATTAGTTTCGCCTCAACTGACACTGGTGGTTTTATCGATCCAGGCACTTCTAACTTTACAGTTGCTGCTGGTATGGTTGACTGGCCGACTTATGATCGTTCTGCTACTGATTGGGTAGATTTTGATCTTAATCTTGAAGCCACTTCCAAAAATGGATTTTGGAAGTATAATGAAGACAAGATTCTGAAAGAAGTTCGTGATTACCTTTCTTCAACATACAAATCTCACTACACTTCTCAAGAGTCTAAAACCCAGACTCTTGATTTGATTGAGAGTATTGGTGATGCAGAAGCATTCTGCCGATCTAACGCAATCAAATATCTCTCACGGTTTGGTAAGAAGGATGGTAAATCCAAACTTGACATCACAAAAGCCATCCACTATTGTATTCTTCTCTGGCATTTCTCAGGGCTTGATAATGAAACTAAGGACACCTATGAAACTTTCTGATCGTACTATTAACCTGCTGCGTAACTTCTCTACGATCAACCAGTCTATTCTTTTCAAGAAAGGTACTAAACTTCGTACCATTTCTGTGATGAAGAATATCCTTGCAGAAGCCAATGTTGATGAGGACTTTCCTCATGACTTCGCAATCTATGATTTGCCCCAGTTCTTGAATCAGGTCAACCTGTTCAGGGAACCTGAGTTCCACTTCACTTCTCAATCCTTCGTTAAACTGAAGGAGAATGGTGATGAAGCAGTTGCATTCTTTGCAGATCCTAGTGTGATTGTGAGTCCTCCTGAAAAGTCTATTGAACTTCCTTCTGTGGATGTTGAGTTCAATCTCAAGACTGATCAGTTTGATAAACTTCGCAAGGCTGCAGCAGTATCGCACCTTGACGACTGGTCCGTAGTCGGTAAAGATGGAAATATTATTCTTCAGGTACATGACCGTAAGAATGATACTTCGAATGGATTCTCTACAGTTGTTGGTAAAACTGACAAGACTTTTGCCCTTCACTTCAAAGTAGAGAACATCAAAATTATTCCTGGCTCTTATGAAGTCAAGATCTCTCGTAAACTTTTGTCTGAATTCAAGTCAACTGAGTATGATCTGACTTATTATATTGCTTTGGAACCTGATATTACCTGGGAAGAATGAACATCTTTGTGACCGAACCCTGTCCACACATGTCTGCTCGGTCACTCCCTGACAAACATATCGTCAAGATGCCACTTGAGAGTTGTCAGATGCTTAGCATCATCTACTCCAAGTGGTATTTTAATTGGGGTGATCTACATAAGATGAACGGGGAACCATATGCAACCAAGAAGGGTGCATTTCGTAATCATCCATGTACCAAGTGGGCTGCAGAAAATCTTTATAATACTGCATGGTTAATTCAACACGGTTGTGCCCTCGCCTCTGAGTACAATCACCGTTATAATAAAATACATTCTTGTGCAAAAACTTTGTTTGAAGCCAAAAGAATGTTTCATCGTAAGACTGACCTAGCAATCACATGCTATCATCTCGCAGACAACTTTGCCCGTGCGATGCCCGATGAGTTTAAATATGACACAGGCATTGACACTTTTACTGCTTACAAAAATTACGTTAGGAGCAAACCTTGGGTTGCATCTAATTATCTTCGTGACGAATCCCGAAAACCAAATTGGGTCTAATTGATTATGAATAATGAATTTCTTTGGGTAGAAAAATATCGCCCTAAGACTATTGAAGAATGTATCCTTCCATCGGATACTAAAAAAACATTCGCTGAGTTTGTTAGTAAGGGTGAGATTCCCAATCTATTGTTGTCAGGTCCTCCTGGCATTGGTAAGACTACAGTTGCAAAAGCACTATGTAACGA